TCTGGAAGGATCTGGCATTTGGCATCGGACGCGAGATGCTTCGGCGCGCGAACGCGAAATCGTTCGCGGCGAAGGATGCGTCGTGGAGACTTCGCGCGCCCTCGGAGAAGCTGATTGCGGCGGCTGGAAAATGGCACGTCGCGGCGACGCCGGAAATGATGGCGGGCGATCTTTCCGACGCCATGTCCGCGCGTATCGCTTCGTCGCTGCTTAAGAGCTACCTTCAGGGGAAGAAGAAGGCGGCGAAGTTCGAGACGGATGAGGCGCTTAAAGAGGCGCTTAAGAAACAGGGGGAGAAGAGATGAAGAGACTCGCAGAAATCCTCGCGTGGATATTCGCTGGCGTCCTCGCCGTATGCGTCTCTCGCATTCTGTGGGCGCTTGTCGAAATCGCGGTTGCTCGAATGAGGTAGCTTCTTTCGCCTCTCATCTCAGCGAGGCAAGATCGCGAAGCAAAGTTGACTTCGATGAAATACGTGGTATAAGTAGTGCCAGCGACCAGTCGTTACTTGAAAACCGCCCACTTCCTTCGTCGCCGCGTCGTGCGCCCGACTGGTCGCGCTCTCGTGCGCACCCGGCACGAAGGGATTGGGTTTTAGAGAGCGCGACGACATGACTTTCGAAGAATTCAAGCGCTCCGTTGAAGCGCGGGAACTTCGTGCCTTGGATCACGGACGCGGACATTGGCAGATCGTCGGCGGTCCCAAGATCGTCAATTGGTATCCGTTCTCCGCTCGCGGGCCGATCCTCTACGTCAACGGCACCAAGGCGGGTGTCACGGAACCGAAACTCGAAAACGTCATCGCGGCGGTATTCTCATGAAGCGCCTCGCGCTGTCGCTTACCGATTTCATCAACGCTATACCTCACGCGTGGCTCGAAACTTCCTACTGGGTTTGCTGGAAGCTCGAAGCCCGCGAAGGCAAGCCGACGAAGATTCCGTACAACCCTATAACGGGACGCAAGGCGCGAAGCGACGATCCTAAAACGTGGGCGTCTCTTTCCGTCGCGCACGCTTGGCACGAGGCGCATGCCGACTCGCAAGGACTCGGGCGCATGTTCCCGAAGGACGGCGGCGAAGTCGGCATCGACCTCGATCATTGCATCGAAAACGGCGTCGTCGCTCCGTGGGCGCTCGAAATGCTCTCGAAGCGAAACACCTACGCGGAGCTTTCGCCGTCCGGAACGGGAATCAAAATATGGACCTACGGACCCGTACTCCCGAAAGGCACGCGCCGCTCGAATTACCCCGTAGAAGGCGCGGCCATCGAGATGTATTCGCACGCGAGATTCTTCACCGTAACCGGAGAACGATTCGAAGGATGCCCGCGAGAAGTGGTTGACGCCACGCCGTCGATTCTCTCGCTGTACGCGCAACTCAATAACCGCAGTGCGAAGAAAGAGCAACTTGCCATCCTTCCGGCGAAACCGCTTGACGACGCGGCGTTGATCGAAAAGGCGCGCAACGCGAAGAACGGAGCGACGTTTTCGACGCTTTGGAGCGGAAACTGGCAGGCGGCAGGATTCGGTTCTCAATCCGAAGCAGACCTCGCGCTTTGCAACCTGCTCGCGTTCTACACCGGCAACGATGCCGGGAGGCTCGACGCGCTCTTTCGCTCTTCCGGCCTCTACCGCGAGAAGTGGGAACGTGAGGACTACGGGAAGGCGACAATCGAAAAAGCGTTGTCCGGGAAAACGGAATTCTACGGGAACGGACACGCAAGGCGCGAAGAGGCGGCGCACGTCGCCGCGAAGTGGACTCCGGAGTCTATCGCCTCGATTTCCGAAATCGAAACGATCTTCTCTTCCGAATCCGTCGCGGAACTCGCGCTACTCAAGAAGCGCGACGGCGCGGCGTTCGCCCGCGTCAAGCTCGCGCTTCGCTCAAAATTCGAGAAGGCGTTTCCGGTGCGCGACTTCGAACGCGCGATTACGCACGCCGCGAAATCTATCCCACGAGATCATCAGAAGACATCTCCGCTTCCGGAAATCGAAATCGGCGTCGATATCCTCGCGTGCGCCAAGCAAGGCGAAGCGGCGCTTGGGAAGTCGGGCGTCGAAGTCTTCTGGCGATCCGGAGGGATCGGACTCGTTCGTATCCTACGGGACTCCGGATCGGCGGAAAGCGAGATCAAGCGCGAGAAAGGCACTCCGATTATAAATCTCGTCGAGGACGTTTACTGCCGCGCTCTTCTATCGTCCGTCGCCAGATGGAAGATCGGAGGAGACGACGAAAAGGAAGAGAAGCATATCGCCCCTCCTTCGGATATCTGCAAAACCGTTCTAGAACTCGGCGCGTGGCCGAATACGCGATATCTCCACGGCATCGTCACCGCGCCGGTTCTGCGACTCGACGGCACGATCCTTCAAACCCCGGGATACGACGCCGCAACGGGCCTTCTCGCGGAATTCGATTCGAGCTACTTCCTGCGCGTCGAAGAAAACCCGACGCGAGAAGACGCAAAAGCGGCGCTTGCGGAACTCGCGGAACCTTTCGCCGACTTCCCGTTTATCGCGGAGTGCGATAGATCGGCGGCGATTTCCTCGGTGCTTACTCTCTTCGCGAGGCGCGCTATCGACGGATGCGTGCCACTCTTCGCGTGCCGCGCTACTACGCAGGGGACCGGAAAGAGCTTTATCGTTGACGTGGCTTCGATCATCGCTACGGGACGAATCGCGCCTCGCATGTCGGAAGTCGAGACGGACGAAGAGTGGCGAAAGCGCCTGCTCGTGATCGCGCTCGAAGGCGATTCTCTTACGATGATCGACAACGTCATGCGCCCTTTCGGAAACGGGCCTCTATCGATGGCCGTGACATCTCGCAAGGTCAAGGATCGCATCCTCGGCGCTTCGAAGGGTGCCGAGGCTCCGTTCGAGGCCGTAATTTTCGCTACCGGGAACGGGATGACGTTCATCAATGACCTGCCGCGCCGCACCGTACCGATCGACCTAGACGCCAAAAAGGAGCGCCCCGAGGAACGCTCCGGACCCCGCGACGGCGAGGCGTGGCGGCACCCCGACCTGATCGCTTGGACGACGGAGAATCGCCCCAGACTTGCGAAAGCCGCCTTGACCATACTCCGCGCCCACGCCGCGGTGGGACGCCCCGTAGCGCCAAACGTCGCGCCATTTGGGAGCTTCGAGGAGTGGTCAAAGATCGTCCGAAACGCCTTAATCTGGCTCGATTTTCCGGACCCCTGCGAAGGCAGAAAGCGGATCATCGAAGCCGCAGACCCGGAACGCGACTCCCTAAAACGCTTCCTAAAGGCTTGGTACGGAGCATTCCTTAACACGCCTCAAACCTTGGAGGATGCTTGGTCAAACTCCGCAAACCCCGCAGGCGACGAATTGACGAAAAATAGGTTCAAAGACCTCGCGGAAGCCATGCGGAGCGTCGATTGGCGCGCTTCCGGAGATAAAGCGCCTTCCCTAAAGTCAATCGGCGCTTGGCTTAGAAACAGAATAGGGCGTATCGTCGACAACCTGAAAATGGAGAAAAAAGGCGAAAATCGAAGCGGCGTCATCCTGTGGCAAGTCGTCAAAAACGCGGGGTCTGCGGGCTTTGAAGGCCTTGTTTCAAGTCAACCCAGCTCTAGTGAGATAATACCACCACGTAGTAGCGATATTAATGAAATCGTTATGACCGACCTAGAAACGACCCCGCAAACCCCCCAAACCCCGCAAGACGATAAAGACGAAGAAATCGTGATTCCTGAATTCTAAACCCCGCAAACCCCGCAACTAGATTAAGGATTACAAGAAATGAGAATCGAAGAAACGTTCAACTCGGCGTGCATTCTGACTTGCTCCGTCGAAACGAATTGCCCACACGGTGGAGACGCTGGACATGGCGGAAGGACGACTATCGAATTCATCGACGAAGGCTCAACGTCCATGAGCGTTGACGGAGAAGATCGACAGGGCGAGAAGATTTCGCTCACGTTCTCCGGTGACTGCGAAGCCGAAGTCTTGTGCGACGCACTCTTTTTCGCGGCGAAAGAACTTCGCAGGCAGCTCGACAGAAATCAGGTGCTAGACGAAAATCGAATTCCCCGTTGAAAATTCCACTTGACTTCCGCCGCGAGAAAGCGCGGAATCTAAGCCGATGAGCGAGCTTTCCGAATGGGTTGACGAGTACAAGATTGAACACCCAAAAAAGCGGGCGTTCCTCGTCGCGGTATCGCAACTCGGCAACATCGTTCAAGCGGTCGCTGCTGCGGAAATTTCGCGCGGCTGTCATTACGCGTGGATGCGATCCGATCCCGAGTACGCCCGCGCGTTCGAGAACGCGATGCTGCTTTCGTGCGACGTTCTCGAAACCGAAGCGCATCGCCGCGCGGTTGAAGGCGTCGAAGAGCCGGTCTTTCACCTCGGCAAAGCGGTATCGTCCGTGCGCCGCTATAGCGACACGCTTCTGATTTTCCTTCTCAAGAATCGCAATAAGCGCGTCTTCGGAGACAAGGTCGCGGTTGAGCAGAACCACTCCGGCTCCGTTACCGTGAAAGTCGAGCTTGTCGGCGTCACCTCGTGGACTGTCGCCGACGCGGAGCCCGTCGCGGGTGTCAACCGAAACTAGGCGGTTGACGTTCCCGGTCCCGCTTGAGCATCAAGTCGGGGTGATGAACGATCCGTCGCGCTTTAAAGTAGTCGTCTGCGGAAGACGATGGGGGAAGTCGGTGCTCGGCCTCGTCGCGTGCCTTCTCGGCCACGGTCCCGGGCGGCGTATGAAAGGCGCGATTGAAGGCGCTTCGATCCGATGGGTAGCGCCGTCGTTCGGTATCGCGGACGCGATCTGGAAGAGCTTGAAGACCGCTACGTGGGAGTGTTGGACGCACAAGGATGAGGTAGGACGCACGATCACGTTGCCGGGCGGGGGATCGGTCAAGGTCTGCTCTTCCGACAATCCGGACAGCTTGCGCGGCGTCGGCTCCGATGGCGTGGTGATGGACGAAGCGGCGTTCATGGCCCCCGCCGCGTGGGAAGAGGCGATCCGCCCGACGCTCGCGGATCGGCAAGGGTGGGCGATCTTCATTTCGTCGCCGTGCGGATACAACTGGTTCCACGACTTGTTCACGCAGGCGACGCGCCCGGGATGGAATCGTTGGCAGCGTCCGACTTCCGATAACCCTAAGATTCCCGCCGCCGAAATCGAGGACGCGCGGGAGACGACGGTTGACTATCGCTTTCGTCAGGAATGGCTCGCGCAGTTCACCGCTCCCGGAATCGGATTCTTCAAGCGCGAAAACTGGGAGTTTGTAGAAACGCTTCCGATCCCCGTCGTGCGCGCAGTACGCGGATGGGACTTCGCCTCAACGCGCCAGAAGCCGGGAACCGATCCTGACTGGACGCGCGGTATCATCGCCGCCGAAGACGTCGACGGATTCATATACTTGCACGACGGCGTCGGAATGCAAGGCAACCCCGACGACAAGCAGAAGCTCGTGGTCGCTACCGCACGCGCCGACGGATATCCGGTCCCGATCTGGATTCCTGAAGACCCCGGATCGGCGGGC